TAACTATGAATATAAATTAGAAACAAGTGATAAGTTATTTAACTTTGAAATAGATATTGAAATTGGTAAATATTTAACAAGTCAATTTAGATAATGATTAGTACAGAAATATATATTGAAGATAGCAAGTTGGATTTATTGCAGGATATAAGTACTGAGTTTACTTATACAATAGATGACATTACAGACTTTGGTTCAAAGAACACATCATTTAGTAAAACAATATCTTTATCAGGTACGGCTAGGAATAACCAAATATTTGGATTTGTATTTGATATTGGGAACGCTAATGAATTTGATGAAACTAAACCAAATGTAAACTATAATTTCAATGCAAGTAAATCTGCTAAATGTATTATATATATTGACAAGGTACAAATATTTAAAGGCACATTAAGGATTTTAGAAATAGTCGTAGATAAGGAAACTATTGAATATCAATGCAGCGTGTTTGGTGAGTTAGGTGGTCTTATGAATACAATAGGTAATAAGAAATTAGAAGATTTAGATTTTAGTGCTTATGACCACGTTTACAATACAACTAATATAACTGCAAGTTGGGATGCTGCAAGAGGTGAGGGTTATTATTATCCATTGATAGATTATGGAAACGTAAGTACAAACAAAGTAGACTTTCAATATACTACATTTAGACCGGCAATATATATCAAAGAATATATAGATAAGATGTTTGAAAATATAGACTACACTTATGAGTGTGATTTCTTTTCAACAGATTACTTTAAAAGATTAGTAATACCACACAATCAAAAGCAGTTAACTAAAACGACAAGTGACTTAAACAATGCTTTATTAACTGTACCACAGGAGGTATTAAACATTTCCTTTGTTAGATTTACAACAGTTACCGGTTCAGGGTTAGTGCCATCAAGTGCTAATTCAAAATTTACATATACCGGTGCTTCTTCATTCAATCTAAAGTTTGATTATAACTTTACAGGCACTTCTACAATGGGAACATTTAGTATTCTTAAAAATGGTGTTACTGTTTATAGTGAATTCTTTAGTGATGACTTTTTTATTAGTGGAACTTTTGAGATACTAATGATACAGAATGATTATATACAATTTAGATTTGCAAATGATGCAGATAATAAAGCTGATAATCCTGTTACAATAAATGATGGTGATGTTAGTTTTAATGCTATTTCTTTAATACCGGTTGCATTATCAATAGGGGATAGTTTATTAATGAATGATTGTATTCCTAAAGGTATATTTCAAAGAGACTTATTTTTAAGCATTTGTAAAATGTTTAATCTTTATGTGTATGATGACAGGTATCAAGAGAATAACATTATCATAAAACCATATATTGATTTTTATGATGTTAACAGTTCCAACGCAAATGATTGGTCTAATAAAATAGACAGGTCAAAGCCTTTAAGCATAAAGCCTATGAGTGAAATGAATGCTAGGTATTATAATTTTAAATTTAAAGAAGATAGCGACTTTTACAATGACAACTATAAAAAGAAATATTCGGAATCTTATGGTGACAGGATATTTGATACTTCATTTGACTTTAGTAAGAATACGGAGACTGTTGATGTAATATTTGCACCATCCGTTTTATTTAAAGCTATTGGAACTGATAAAGTATATCCGGCTATTTATAAAAAGTCTAATGCAAATAGTGCAGAGGATAGTATGGATAGCATAATTAGAATAATGCAAGTAAAGAAAATAGCATCAGTAGCTTCGTGGTCTATTAAAAATTTATCAGCAACGCTATTGACATTAACTTCATACGGTTATGCAGGACATTTAGACGACCCTGCAAACCCACAAAATGATGTTAATTTTGGAGCACCTAAAGAGGTATTTTATAGTTCAGATAATTTCACTAGCAATAATGTGTTCAATGTATTTCATAGTACATATATGTCAGAGATAACGGATAAGAACAGTAAGCTATTAACCTGTTCAGCTTTATTAAATACTATCGATATATTTAATTTAGACTTTAGCAAATACATTTGGATAGATGGTGTACTATTTAGATTGAATAAGGTAGAAGGTTATAATCCAATGGAATATAACACAACAAAAATAAGTTTATTAAAAGTAATTGAAACAACGTACTAATGGCAGAGAATTTAAATTTAAATGTAAACGTAGATACCTCAGGTGCTACAAGTTCGGTAGGTTCACTTAAAAAGCAATTAAGAGAGGCGCAACAGGATGTTATGGCATTGGCTGATAAGTTTGGTGCTACATCAAAACAAGCTGTTGAAGCTGCTAAAAAAGCAGGAGAATTAAAAGATAGAATTGGTGATGCTAAGGCATTGACAGACGCTTTTAATCCTGATGCAAAGTTTAAAGCATTGACTGCTTCGCTATCAGGTGTAGCCGGTGGATTTGGTGCAGTACAGGGTGCTATGGCATTGTTTGGTGCTGAATCAGATAATGTTCAAAAGACATTATTAAAGGTGCAATCAGCAATGGCTATTTCGCAAGGGTTACAAGCAGTAGGTGAAAGTATAGATTCATTTAGACAATTAGGTGCAGTAATACAAAACAATACTTTATTCCAAAAAGCTAACAATGCAGCAATAGCAGCAGCAGGTGTAGTTCAAAAATTATTTACCGGTGCAGTAGATATGACATCTACATCATTTAAGTTTTTAAAAGGCGCAATTGCTGCAACAGGTATTGGGTTATTATTAGTTGCAATAGGTACATTGGTAGCATATTGGGATGATATTAAAGCAGCAGTAAGTGGTGTGACTTCTGAACAAACTAGGTTAAATGAACAAGCTAAATTAAATTTAAAAGCAGAAGAAGATAAGTTAGAAGCAATAGATAGTCAAACCAATCAACTTAAACTTCAAGGTAAATCAGAAAGGGAAATTCTTAATATCAAAATTAAACAAAGTGATGAAGCAATTAAAGCTGCAGAAATTACTTTGCAAAATGCTAAGATTACTAAAGATTTACAATTACAAGCATCAAAAAGAAACTATGATATTTTAAAAGGTATATTAGATTTCATTGCTACTCCTAGTAAGTTATTATGGCAATTATTAGATGCTATAAATAAAGCATTGGGTAAAACTACAAATCTTGCTGCACAAATGCAAGCAAGTAATGATAGTTTAGTTACTCAATTGTTTGACCCTAAAGAAGTTGAATCAGAAGGTAATGCAACAATAAAAGAAGCAGAAAAAACATTAAATGGTTTAAAAGAAAAAAGAGCAGGATATATATTATCAGTTCAAGGTTTAGATAAAGCAGCAGGAAAAGAGGGAGCACAAAGTCAAGCAGAAATTGATAAGAAATTACAAGAGGCAAATGCTATATTACACGAAGCAAACAAAAAACTTAAGACACAACAGCAGCAAGAGATTCAAACAATAGAAGAAGCATATGCAGAGAAAAGAAAGAAACTTGCAGAAGCAGGAATAAAAGATAATGGTGATTTAGCAAAGGCAGAACAAGCTGAAAAAGATGTAATAAATGAAAAGTTTAAAAAACAAGACTTAGCAAAAGAAGAATTATTTCAAAAAGAATTAAATAAAATAAAACTTGAAAGCAAGTTAATAGGTATTAAGAATGAATATGAAAAAGCTAAAGAGCAATTAGAAGCAAACTATTTATTACAATATCAAGATATTGAAAAAAATGAAACATATAATGCAGAACAAAAGATTGCTTTAAAAGTTGCACTTCAACTAAAAGAAAATGCTGAATTAGATGCATTAAAATTAATTGCAGATAAAAAGAAAGCAGAAGAAGATATTACTGACTTAGATAAAGAAATAGCAAAAAATGTTGGTAAATTTGATATTCAAAAAGAATTATTAGATAAGAAAGATTTGTTATTAAAAGAATCTTTTGATAAAGGTTTAATTTTAGAGACTGCATATAATGCAGGAGTTGAAGCTAATTCAAAGGCTAGGGTTGATATTGATAAAGCAGAGGCACAAGCTAAGATAGAAAATGCACAAAAAATATCAGCATTACTTGGTGGACTATCTGATGTAATGGGTAAAGAAACTGCAGCAGGTAAAGCATTCGCAGTAGCAAGTGCAACCATTGATACATACTTAGCAGCACAAAAGGCTTATCAAGCAATGGCAGGGATTCCTGTTGTTGGTCCTGCATTGGGAGCAGTTGCAGCAGGTGTTGCAATAGCAGGTGGTATAAAGAATGTAAAAGCTATTATGGCAGTAAAGACACCAACAGGAGGTGGAGGTTCAGCACCATCACTACCAAATGTATCTACTTCTGCACCTATGACACCGGCTGCACCACAAGCACAAACTACAAACATAAGTCAAGCATCAATTAACCAAATGGGCAATCAAGCAGTAAGGGCATATGTGATTGAGACTGATGTAACAAGCAACCAACAAAGAGTAGAAGCAATAAAACAAAGGGCACGATTTAGTTAATATTTAAAATAAATATATTTATAGTTATGGAATTACCTTTATATATGTTGGAAATATCTGATGATTTAAATGATGATGCAGAGGTGCAATTCGTTTCATTAGTAGATAGACCTGCAATTCAAAAGAATTGGAATGCATTTAAAAATGAACAGAAGTTTCAAATTGTTAGCGAAGATAAGCATATTATTAGTGGCTGCGCTATGTTGGCTGATACTCCTATCTTTAGAAGTGATGCTAATTTTGGTGACTACTATGTTGCTTTTTCTAAAGACACGATTGTTAAGATTGTGCAAAAGTATTTTAAGAAAGGGTATCAAAACAATGTGAACCTAATGCACGACCCTAACCAAATTGAAACAGGGGTAACAATGTTTGAAAGTTTTATTAGTGATAAGACAAGAGGCATACACCCAATGAAAGGATTTGAGGATGCACCGGATGGCAGTTGGTTTGTTTCTATGCTAGTTGAAAATGAAGATGTATGGAATCAAGTAAAGCAAGGGAACGTGAACGGATTTTCTATTGAGGGTATATTTAATTATTCCCCTAAAGTTTCAAAAGAACAACAGGTAATGAGTGAAATATATAAAATATTAGAAGAAGTTGAATTAGGAGGGCCGGGAAGTGGTAGGCAACCTGAGGGTGGTGGTGATAAAGAATCAACAGGTGGTGGTAAAACTGTATCTATTGAAGACAATGATGTAAAGGATTTAGTTTCTAAAGCACAAGATGCAGCACCTGAGGTAGATAAATTAGGTAAAGATTTAGCAGAAAAATATGGTGCAGTTGTAACTCCAATCAATATGAAATCAGCAGATTCTATTGTAAGAAAAACTAATACAGAAGAAAATGGGAATCTAGGTAACATTAAAGATTCTGTAAGAAATACTATTATTACTGATGACCCTGTAGCAATGCAAAACATTATAAAGGATTTAAGTAATGACCCTAGAGTAGCTAATGGAAATGGCAGGATTAAAACACAGACACACGAATCTAATCCTTTAGGTTATAGTGGCAATCTTATCAATATAAAGACTTCTAATGGACTAACTGCAGAAATACAGGTAAATACACCTAAAATGATTTATGCTAAGGAAAAGCCTGAAAATGCGAAATTGATACTAGGTGAAAAAAAGTATAATGAAATTAAAAAGCAAGTTGGTATTGAAGGTGGCAAAGGGCACGAGTTATACGAAAAATATCGTGTATTAGCAATTGGGAAGGATGATAAACAAAGAAAACAAATAGAGCAAGAATCTAAAAAATATTACAGTAAATTTTTGTAATAATCAAATAATATTAGTAAATTGTGTATATGAGAAATGAGAACTTACTTAGTGAAATTGCCAATGGGAAAGAAGTATTCTTTGAGAATTCTTTTGAAGAAGTTGCTTTTAGAAATATCCCTGAGGGTGGTTATGAAGCTAAAGAAAAAGGTGCGACCCCATACAAAGTAGAAGGTGCACCTAACAAATTGGTTGATGCTATTTTAGAAGGCAAAATGATTAGTAAGGCTGAATACGAAAAATACTAATTAGCTTCCCTTTTAAATAAAGCCTTTCTAACTTATTAGATAAAGGCTTATTAATATTAGAGTATATAATCTTGAATTCATTTGATTCAGATATATACTTTTTTAGTTTATGGTAGTTTCTATTCTTTATGGATTCCCTAACATTACATATCCTGTCACATAGTTTTACTATTGAAGCTATTTCACTTTTTGATATTTCAATATAGTATCTATCTAATGGTGGTTTTTTAGTTAACAGTTTAACATTAGTATAAACTTTATTACTTATTTGCTTAAGTTTACTTTCATATAAGGTAGTATCTTCTAATATATCGTGTAATGCAGATACAGAAAGAATCACATCCATTTTTATCCCTACAATATTATTTTGATTGCAAAACCTTTCTGCTTCAAACCATACATCTAATAAATGATACAGATAAGGTTTAACCCCATACTGCTGATACTTGTGGTATTCAGCAGCAAGGGCTAGTGAGTTATATTTTATTTTATTCATATTTAATTAAGCGTACCAACTAGAGTAAACTCCTGATTCTGCATTTGCATACTCGCAGAAACAACCATGTTTAGCTGCAATGTGATAGCTAATGCTTCCGTTATAATTTACTGAAAGATTAACTTTTTTAAGAAATGGTTCACCTTTAAAAGCATTTTTAATAGGTTTAACATTTGCACACATAAAACCCTCAGAACCTGCAATGTGGCAACTTTCAATTCTTCTAAGTTTAATTGATTTTTCCTTAGATTGAACTACTTGATAGAAGTCAATGTTAGTTTGGTCATATCCCCAACTATTATAAAGAATCATACCTTTTTTGAAATTGTGGTTCATAACCTTTTGGGCTTCTTTCTTTTTAGCTTTTCTTTCATTTTGTGAATTGATATTAGTTTCTACTCTTTCAATCCATTCAGTACAAAATTCATTCATTCTTTCAATGCTTCTGAATCTGAAATTAAATAAAGGCTTAGGAAATCTTGCTTTACTTTTGATTCTTACACAATAAGCAATAATAAGTGGTTCTTCTTTAATTGAAAGGTGAAAACCAAGACCTTCATACTTTTCGATTAAATTTTTCATAGTTGTTATTTTAATTTGTTAGGAAATTTAATAATATGTGATAATTCTATTTCGTAAAATTTATACCTTCCTTTCTCTTGTTTTACTACAAAATTGTCCAATTTACCTTTGATTCCGACAATATCGTAGCTTATCCCATTAGTAGTTTGATAGGGTATTAATTTGTAGCTACTTGAATAAAAATAGTTATTTACCATTTTTTCAGCATCTTCCAATTTAGGTGATGAACTTAATAACTTAGTGTTAAATACTTTCATAATTTTTTAGTTTTATTAGTTAATTTTTTAATTAATGTTCTTTTGGTGAATTCATTATCTGCATAATAATTTCAAAACTACTAGGAACTCTTTCAAGTTCATCTAATTTATCTGATAATTCATTCCATAAATCCCCATTTGGGAAATTGTTTTCTACTTCAAATTCCATTTGTTTTTTTAATTCATCTTGTTTCATAATTGATTTTTTATTTGATTAATAATTGAATAATAACTGAAACGATAGCAGAAACGATTAAAAGCAGAAACATCTTAACTTCAATCGGAGGGGGGAGAATCTTGTGGCTCATAGTGTTTGTCATTTGATTACATAACGAAAGTACACAGGTTTTGTACATCTTCCAAACAATTAGGCACCTTTTTTAAAAAATGTGTTGAACGGTAAATAATAAGGATAAGTGGTTAAGTGATAAACTAGGCTATATATTAACATTTAAAGAAAAATAAAATGAATCCAAAAGAAGCATTAAAACAAATTAAGGCATTATTCGAAGATATGCCACAAGTTGTTGAACCTGTTGCACCTGTAGAACCTACAGTTACAAAGGTAGAGATGGCTGAATATTCTTTAGTAGATGGTACTAAGGTTATGATTTCCGCTTTGGAAATTGGTGGTATGGTAGAGATGGCTGACGGTACTCCTGCTCCACAAGGTGAGCATCAACTAATGGATGGTACAATTATCCAAGTTGATGAGTTAGGTGTAATCGTAGAAATAGCATCTCCTAAAGAAGATGTTATTGTTGAAGAACCTGTTGCACCGGCTGCACCTGTTGCACCTGCACAAGATACAACTGCAATGGTTGCAGAATTAAAGGCAGACTTCGCAGCACAAAAAAGTCAATTAGAAACAAAGATTGCTGAATTAGAGAGCAAAGTTAAACAAGGATTTGCACAAGTAGCTGAATTAGTAGAAGCACTTTCAAATACCCCAACTGCTGAACCTACTCAAAAAGCAGCAAACGCATTTCAATCTTATGTAAGTACTAATGATAGTAAATACGAGAGATTAGAGAAATATAGAAACGCAATTTTAAACAAATAAATTTATAACAAATGTCATTTTCAGTAAGTACATTAACAAACTATACAAAAGAAAACGAAGCATCATTGGTGACTTCTTCTGTATTAGGAGCAAAAACTGCAGCTTTAATTAAGAGTGCAGGTAACGTAATGGTTGGAGTTAAATCAGCAGAGACCATTAACATTATGGACACAGATGCTTTTTTCCAAGCAGGTGGGTCTTGTGGTTGGAACGCATCAGGTACAACTTCTTTCACACAAAGAACTGTAACAGTAGGTAAAATCAAAGTACAAGAGGCTTTATGTCCAAAGGCATTAGAAGCTAAGTATTTACAAAAGGCTTTACCAACAGGTTCTCAGTATGATTCAATTCCATTTGAGCAAGATTATTCTGATAGAAAAGCTAAAACAATTGCTTCTCAATTAGAGACTGCTATTTGGCAAGGTGATACTGCTTCTGCTAACGGTAACTTAAACAAGTTTGATGGTTTAATCAAATTGATTGGTGCTGCTAGTGGTGTAGTTGATGCTAACGTATCAGGATATGTTTCAGGTGCTCCATTAAGTTCTATCACTGCAGCTAACGTAGTTAGTTTATTTGATGGTATTTATAAAGCAATCCCTGCAAAAGTTGTATCAGCAGATGATATGGTGATTGTATGTGGTGTTGATACTTTCAGAACTTACACTATTGCATTGAAGAATGCTAATATGTTTAACTACTCTTTTGATGGTAAAGCTGATAGTGAATTCGTATTGCCGGGGACTTCAATCAAAGTTATTGCTTTGAATGGTTTAAACGGAACTAACGATTTATATGCTTTAAGACTTAGCAATTTGTTCTTAGGTACAGACTTATTAAACGAAGAAGAAAAATTTGAAATCTTTTTTGCTAAAGAGGCTGATGAAGTACGTTTTGCAGCAGAATTCAAAATGGGTGTGAACATTGCATTCCCTGATGAGATTGTAAAAGTAGCTATCTAATTATAAAGGGGAGTTGAAATATACTCCCCATTTTTAAATAAAATAAAATAAAATATTATGGCGTGTGCATTAACACAAGGATATACCCTTGATTGTCGTGATTCCCTAGGTGGAATTACAGAGGTTTATTTTATTGCAAGTTCGGATATTACTTCAAGTACAGAAGCTAGTGGTGTAATTACTGCATTAGTAAAAGCTACAGGTAAGAAGTTTTATAAATATGAGTTAACAAAAGGAACTTCAATGTTTACTGAAAACGTAGCATCGAATGTTCAAAATGGTACCTTGTTTTTCACTCCTGAATTAACAATAATCTTAAACAAATTACAAGCAAATACGAGAAATGAAATTCTTTTATTAGCACAAAATAGACTTGTCGCAGTTGCTAAAGACAACAATGGTAAGTTCTTTATGCTAGGTAAAACAAGGTCATTGGATTTGACTGCCGGTAGTGCTGCAACAGGTACTGCTGAGGGAGACAGAAGTGGTTATACATTAACATTCACAGGAGCTGAACCTGCTTTAGCACCTGAGGTTAATAGTGCTACTGCTGCTGCTCTTACAACTGCAGGATAGTTTACAGTTTTTCATAGTTAGTTCCCCTGCCTAGTTTTCTAGGTGGGGGTTTTTTGTTCACCTTATTCAATAGTTCACGTTTCCGTAAACGGCATAAAAAAGTGGACAAGTCAAGTATTAGCTTTACTTTATGCTGATAATGTCCCTTAAAAGTAACATAACTATATTCTAATGTTACTTTAATGACCAATTATTATAATTTAGGTACAACAAGATATTAGAATTATAGTTCTAATTTGCATGAATTTTTCCAAAAACATAAGTCAAATAATGGCATTTTAGAAACATA